TATGCCTTTAACGCGGTGTCCTATTCCTCTGGATACTGGGCGGCATCGGTAAAGACGATCTCAAATCTCGGGTACCTCGAGGCGGCGACTGTCACGGTCCTCGCGGACGGCGGCACGGATTACCCCGCAAAGGTCGTGTCCAACGGGACGATCACCCTGGCATACGATTATTTCGTTGTCACGGTGGGGCTCCCGTACACGTCAACCCTCAAGACCCTGCACCCGACAGAGGGAAGCCAGCGCGGGACGGCCACGGGCAAGAAACAGCGCATCAGCGAAATCGCCCTTGTACTCAACAATTCGTATAAGGGGTTCAGCGTGGGCGGCGCGGCTAGCTCGCTCAATAGCTTGTCTTATATTGATTCGATCAGCGGGTCAACCATTTATGTCGGCACGATTCCAAACTCACAGTTTGTTCTGAGGACCGTGGCATTCCGAAACCCGTCAACGTTGATGGGAACGCCGGAACTCCTGTTCACCGGGACATTACCGAATATCACATTCGGAGATGATTACAGGTACGGGGCGCAGGTGTTGATCGAAAACAGCGACCCGTTGCCCATTGAGATTTTGAGTCTTGCGACAACCGTGGAAACGTTTGATAAATAGAGGTGATTTATGGGGTTCGGCGGTGCTATGCTGGCTTTGAGCGCGGTTCAGGCGATCACATCGATTTCTGCCGGGAACGCTAAAGCGGCTGAGGACAAATACAATGCGACCCTCGCGGGGCTCCAAGGTGAACTGATCGGGGTCCAGGGGGACATCACCCAGGGCCAGTACACGCGCAAGGCCGGGCAGATGGCGGCCACACAGACCGCGGCAGTGGCCGGCGCAGGGCTTGAGCCCACCGGGTCGGCCGCGGCGGTCATGCTCGACACCCAGACCCAGATCCACACGGACATGGCGATCGCCAAGTTCAACACAGAGATGGGCCAGAATTACACCACAGCACAATCCAAAGCCTTCAAGCGACAGGCTTCGGAGGATACGTTTACCGGGTACTCAAGCGCGTTCTCGGATATACTTTCTGGTGCGGCAAGATACGGAGCATATACCGGCAGAATAAATACAGGCGACGGACCAATGACAATGAATCCAAACGGTTTCGACCTTGCAGGAGCGAAAGGTTAATATGCCCACAATGATGCCTCTTTACGAAAGCAACCAGAATATTGATGCTCGCCCAGTCGCTCCCGAGCTTCACATGGCCGGACAGAGAGAGAAGGCAATCTCAGGCATGGTGGATACGGTGCAGGATTTGACAGATCATTTATCCAAGGTTAACGACGTGATGCAGGAAACCAAGGCTAAAACGGACATTGAAATGGCTCTTGTTCAAAAGGAACAGGCCGCACAGCTTGACCCCAATGCCGATAACGTAGAAGAACACCTCAAGGGCATTCAAGATTTGACCAAGAATGCCACCAAAGGGATTGATAATCAGGAACTCGCCGCAAGAGTCGGGGCCGAGATTCATCAGACGGCATTTCTCTCGGGCATAAAAATCCAGGATATGTTCAAGAAAAAGCAGATGTTCGCCAATGACATGAAGCTCGACCAGTTGGCAACGACGACGGCGTACAACAAGGCCAATGCGGTGAGTGAGGCCGCGGGACTTCAAGACGAAGCGAACTTCATGGACACGATCACCCAGAACGTCAATTCCGGGCTGATATCTCAAGCCCGCGCTGAACAGCTTGTGCGGAGTTATAAACTGGGTGTTGTGAAGAACGATATCAACAAGGATCCGGCCACCAACCTTTCCGATTCTCCATTATATAAAGACATTAATAGTAATAAATACGGGCTTGATCTAAAGGAAACCGAAACCGCAACCAATATGCTCAAGACAAAAATCAAGGAAAACAAAGAAATTGATATCAAGAATGTCATTCAGAATCGAATTGATTTAATTGGGAAAATTGCCTCCAACGAAGTGAATTGGCGGGACGCCGACCAGATAAGCAAAATCGCCCAAAAAGACATGAAGCTGGGCGAAGCCCTAAATAATGTTTTTAAGGCCGACTCTCAGTGGCCGCCAAAAGAATACAAATCAGATGAAGAACAAAACCAGTATTTTTCTGAGCTTATAAAAAACATTTTCGCCAAAGACACCAAAGAAGAATTAAGCAACCATCTTACAAAGTTACTTGATGAGAACGCGAGCAGGAATATCAGTAAAGATCGTCTGTCCATTCTGATTAACGCGGCCAGCCAACGGGCCAAAGGGTTGTCAACCACAAAGGCCAGTGGTGATGGCTTTCTCGACCAGGTTCAACGCAAGATAGGTGATTTGACCAAGTCCATCTCTGATTTCTTTAAAGGAAAAAAAGATGGCGGTGTGCAAAAGGATTTCCATGCGAACATAAAAAATGGGATGGAGCCGGATCAAGCAAAACAGAAGGCCATGAACGATTACAACGTCAAGTCGTTCAAGTGGGTTGCCACGTTGCCGTCAGAAGGGAAGATCATGGTGGACAAGAACGGCAACAAACTCCGTTGGTTCCCTGATGGGCACAATGAGGTTGTTAAATGAATTTCGACATGGATAGTGCTGTCGCGGTGAACGAAGGCGCACAGACGATTCCAACCACATCTTTTGACCCCGAAACGGCTCGCGCCGTTGATGAAAAACCGAAGGAAAAGGTTTCTCCTGTTGGCTCTTTTTTAAGGAATATCTTCAAAAACTCCCCTATTGAGCAGATGGACACAGCGGCGGCACAGCTTAATTTGTATGCAGGTATCCAACCAAACGATAGTGGCGAAATCAAAAGCAAGAAAATCCAAGATTCAATGACCCGTCCCTCAGATGTGCCTGAGGAAACGGTCAGCCAGGGTATGCAGGACAGGGAAAAACAAATCGGGGCCCAAGGTGTTATGCGCCAATTAGAAGGCCCGATGATGTTGGCTGTTGGTGAAGGTGCGGTCGCGGCACCAGCGGCGACTGCTTTAGCCGTCGGCGCATTTACGGTGGCTGACCATTTCTTTAATGCCCGTCGATGGATTGACGAGAATGCGCCTAAAACACCTCCGGCATTAGAAGATTTGGCAGAGATTTTTGACATGGCGGCAAAAGGGGCGGCGATTGGGATGGCAGGTGTGTTTGGAAAGTCATTCATTCTTGATAGATTCGACAACCTTAATCTCCCGAAATCAGTAACTCTAAAGCCCGAACAGGTCAAAGAAATACAGAACAAAACAACGATCACCGAGCCTTTAGGCATTACGTCCGAACACGCAAAATCCGCCATTGCCAGCCAGACACCGGTTGAAGTGCCGGTTGAAAAAGTTATAGATTTAGCACGGACCGACAACTGGGAGAAGGCAAAGGAAGATTTGGGATTGAAACCGAAAGCGCCAGAGCCGCCTATTACGATGGGATTTTCTGACGGGAAAGAGCCTACTGCTACCCCTTCCGATACTGAGATCGTTCAACCTGGGGCAACTGTGCGCAACGAATTTGTCAAAAAACCAGAATTAAAGCTGTTTACGAAAGAAACATCAAAAACAACGGCTGACGAAATACGGGCTAGAATGGTCGGCGCGGTCGATGAGCAAAAGACGGTCGTCAATCAATGGGCGCAGACCGGGAAGAAACAAATACCCGATGGACTTGAACAGCAGGCAATGTTCTGGTATGCCGGGGCAAGTGGAAATAAAGCCAAGATTGTTGATTACATGATGAAGATGGAGGAACTGCCGAAAGGTGATCCCATAAAAGAATATTATGAGAAAGAACTCAAGCCACAGATGCAGAAGGCTCTTGATTTGTCGCCCAAAGCCATTGAGAAATTGAAGCAAGGGAGCAAGTATTACCAAGAGGCCGGTCAGGTTGCCAAGGAGATGGGGACGATTAAGACCATCCGTGAGAACTACCAATCGGCGAGAATCTACAAACCAGAGCCACCCGAAGATGTTGTTGCCGCAGGGAAAAGACGAGTTGGAACCACGACGAAGCACTCAAAGGAAAGGTTCTACGAAACGCCATTTGATGCTGTGTTGGGTGGCAAAGAGTTTGCGACTACAAATTATTTTGATGCTCTTACCGTGCACAACGAAGAACTGGCTTACGTCAATACGTCCCGGGCCATGCTCGATGAGATGGCAGGACTTGAGCTTGGGAAGTGGGTCGAGAGGGAAAACATCCCTGCGGGGTATAAGCAGGTTGGGGATCTCCGCAAAGGTCAAGAAGTGTTTGCGTCCCCGGAGCTGATTTCAAAGGGGTTGACGGCCATTACTGACCCCAACAATTTAAGAAAAATCCAAGAGCTTACGGCGATAGGAAAGCTGAATGGATTCGTAAAGAGCTTCAATGTCGCGCTGTCATTTTTTCATCATCACCAGTTCGTTAAGCAGACGCTTTCTTCAAAGAACGGCGAAAAGATTCTTGCAGGTTTTATTAAGGATATCGCCACAAGGAAAGACCCTTTTGAAACAGAAGATTTCAAGCTGATGGAACAGCAGGGCGCAAAAGACGGCCTCCGCACATCAATTCAGCAAGCCAACTTCGATATTATGGCTGACATAAACAAGGTCGAAGGAAAGTGGCTGGATAAGATTAAGAAAGTCCCTGGCATAAAACAAGTTGAAAAACTCGTTGATGCAAACAACAAGTTTCTTTTTGACACCATGCAACGGTATTTTAAGGTCATGGTATATGGCGATCGCGTTGCTGAGTGGGTTGGGAAGCATCCAGAGGCGACAGAACAAGAGGCGGTTGAGGCGCGGAGGGGTGTCGCTCGGGCTGTTAATAACACTTATGGCGGCCAGAATTGGGAGATGCTCGGCATTGATAAGACACGGACGGCCATGTTGAGGCTTGCCCTGTTTGCCCCCGACTGGCTTATGTCAGCGATCCTTCACACAAAAGATGCCGCTATTGATTACAAGACACCTGCGGGGAAGATCGCCAGAGCCAACCTCGTCAAAGGGCTATTGCTCGGAACGGCATGGACGCAACTGTTGAACCATTTGGCTACGGGCCATTTCACCGACGAGAACAAAAAAGGCCACAAGATGGAGGCGCAGATAGCCCCCAACGTGTACATGAATTTATTCGGTGGCGCCACTGGTGAATTTGTTAAGTTTTCTTCCAACGTGCTAGAGGACAACGGACTGCCCGGAGCAATAAGATATTTCCAAGGCAAGAGCGCCCCGTTGGTCAGGTTCGCAATGATGATTCAATCCGGCAAGAATTATCAGGGGCAAAGCATAGAGACCGTACCCTTCAAGGTTAAAAAGGGCGACGACATAATGATGCACAACGTGAACTATATCTTGAACCTCGCGTCGAGCATCACCCCGTTGCCGTTTTCATTTCAGTCTAAAATCGGGACTCCAGAAAATGAGGACAAAACTTTGTTGGGAGAGGCCGCGACTTTCTCAGGCATCGGAAGGTATTCCAAACCAGCTAAGAAAAAGAAATCAAAACGCTATTCGATATCAGAGGAATAAAATAGAAAACGGGATGAATAAAATGGTCAGCACGATCCCAACAGCGATGGAAATGGTAACGAGGCATTCCCCCATTCTTTCAAGTTTCGGATGTGGCGCTGTTTTTTCATATATATATGCGACCCCAAAGGGGCTAAGTAAGCAAGCAATGAATTCGGCTATTTCTTTCATGCTTGGAGTATACCATGCTTATTGACTTAAGGCAATGGAGGTTTACTCGATGCGACAAAATGCGCTCTCAGACGATCGGCGATTGGGACGTAGAAAAAAAGGAAATTCAGGCGTGGTCCGGGCTGGACGACCTGACCGCTCTGGATGTCCATTGTCACGAACTAATCGAAATGGTGCTTTGTACCTTGCAGGGGGTGGATGACAAGATGCTTTTGAAGTACGACAAGAGCCACGACTTCGCCAAGCAGGTCAGCGACATGGTGGTGGCCGCGGCCGGGAAGGACCCGGCCGAACATGAGAACTCATTGGGCGACATCGAAAGGACGGTTCCAGTTGAAGATCGGTGAACGGATGGATATTGTTTCCATGGCAATTCAAGGCAACACGACCAAGTTGGCGGCGATGAACTTGGTCGAAGGGCTTGTTTCAGTCTTGGGGATGAGCCCGGCGCACGAGTCAATTTGCTATGATTACCCGGTGAATAATGCAGGTGGCAAGGGCTTTACTTTTATTGCCCCAATCACGGAGTCGTTCATTGCTTTTGACGCGTGGCCAGACTTCAACGGGGCTTATCTGGTGATATGCTCCTGCAAGACCATCAGCCTGAATAAGGTAAACAAGAAGGTCCGGGCTCATGGGTATGAGATAATGGACAACAACGCACATGAATTGAGCTTATAATGCTACAAGACTATTCCAATAAGTGCTGTCTTATAATCGACAATGGGCTCTTTGTGGAGCTGGCCGTGACGATGGCCAAGTCGTTCGGGAAGGTGTACTACTGGACCCCGTGGGTCGGGTCATTTCCCAAGAGCAATTCCATGTTGATCGGGAAGGGCATCCCCGGTGTCGAGCGCGTTGACGATTATTGGGCTGTTAAAGACGAGGTGGACCTGTGGATTTTTCCTGACATTTATATGGGCGGCTTGCAGGAAGAACTGGTGGCCCAGGGCAAGAGGGTCTGGGGATCGCGCCATGGGGATGAATTTGAAACTAACCGGATAGTAAGCAAGAAATACCTCAAGAAGATTGGCGTCCCCATCGGGAAATATGAAGTCATTGTTGGGCTGGACAAACTCCGAGAATATCTTAAGACAAACAAAGAGAAATATATAAAGGTCAGCACGACCAGAGGGGATTTTGAAACCTTCAAGTCAAAGAATTACAAGCTGATTGAGCCGCGGCTGGATGAGCTTGAGTACACCCTAGGGGCCAAGAAGAAAATCATGGAGTTCATCGTCGAGGACGCGATACCCGATGCCGTGGAAATCGGCTACGACGGGTTTTGCGTTGACGGGGTGTTCCCTGAACACGCCATGTGCGGTATTGAGGTCAAAGACGTGGGTTACATCGGGTTTTTCAAGGAATATGCCAAGATGCCCAAGCAGATATTGGACATCAACGCAAAGGTGGCCCCGGCGCTCAAGGAATACGGGTACAAGAACTTCTTCTGTTGCGAAATGCGGATTACGCGGGATGGAACACCATGGGTGATCGACCCCATGACTCGGTTCGGATCGCCGCCAGGGGAACTGGTCCAGAATATGTACACCAATCTTGCGGATATCCTCTGGTACGGCGCAGAGGGCCGATGCATTGACCCGATCGCGGAGGCCCCGTTCGGCGCGGAGCTCCTGCTTCATTCGGTCTGGGCTGATAAGAACTGGCAACCAGTGGAGTTCCCGGCAGAGATAAGGGACAATCTTAAATTTCGCAACCTCACCATTATTGACGGCAAATACTACGTCGTCCCAACCTCGGTCGGGTTGCCGGAGATCGGCGCGGTCGTGGCCACGGGCCAGACGCAGGAAAAGGCGGTAAATAAGGTCAAGGAAATCGCTGAACAGGTTGAAGGCTTTTCCGTTGAAACTTTCCCTGACAGCATGGAGAAGGCCAAAGAGGAGCAGAAAAAACTTGAGGAATTTGGAATAAAATTGTGAGGCAATTATGACAGTCCAAAGTTCGACGAGAAAACAAATTTACGCAGGCGGCCAGTCGTCGTTTGTGTTTACATTCCGCGCCCTTGTAGAGGCGCCGGGCGATATCAACGTGACAAAAACGTTGATTGCGACCGGGCTTGATACCGCATTGACATATGGCGTTGATTATACCGTTGCGGTCAATTCCAACGGCGTAGGTGGAACGGTCACGATGGCCCCCACGGTCAGCACGGCGTACACAGTGACGGTTTACCGCAAGACAACAGACACCCAAGAATCAGTGTACGTTGATTACAACCAATTCCCGGCGTCCACGCTGGACGAGGACTTGGACAAAATCCACTGTCTGACCCAGGAAACGGCCGAAGCTGTATCACGATCATTGCAATATTCAATCACTTCAACGGCATCGACCGCACAATTACCGACCCCCTTGGCCAATGCTTTCATCGGGTGGGACGCTACGGGCACGAAATTGGCAAACCTTATCCTCCCCAACCCCTCTACCTTAGTAAAAGCAACGCCTACGGATGCGGCCGCAGGAACGGACGACGTTCGATATATGACCGCGTTGCAGGTGAAAACCGAAGTCCAGAACTCTGGGACGGTGGCAATACCCCTGGCCAATGTTGTCGGTTTCCCTTTGTCTACCGCGAACGGCGGCACCAGCACCACAGCCGGCACGAATACAGCGTCAGGCGTGGTGACCCTGGACACTTCTGCAAGATTGCCCGCGGTTGACGGGAGCCTTTTAACGGGAATCGCCGCATCCAAATATTTCATTGGAAGTTTTACACGGGATTCCGCGGCTGGTTCTGCTGACGTGACATATACCGGCGTAGGATTTAAGCCCAAGGCAATAATCTTTTTGGGATCCCCGTTGAGCGCGGCAAACGGTGTGACATGGGGCATGGATACCATCACTTCAAAGTTCAGGGTCAGCGGACTTTATAGCAGTGGCCTTGTTTTTTATTCTGACAACACCTGCTCGATTGCAATAGCAATTACAATAAGTGATGTTCAGTCGGGCGTAGTAAAGACCTTCGACGCCGATGGGTTTACAATAACTTGGACAAAAGCTGGCACCCCGACGGGGATAGCGACGATTGGCTATCTTGCAATAGGATAATTCCCCTGCGGTCATTCCTCCGACCGCGATTCACGACAGTCCCCGGCCCCCCTTGGCTGGGGCTGTCTTTTTTTTGTTTATTTTCTTGACAAACTACCCAAATATGATAATATTCAATCAGCCTTCAAAGGAGGGGGCCGATATGAAATGTATCCGTTGTGGTCACGAATGGGTTCCTCGTCAGAAAAGAGCGCCGTTGGCTTGTCCTGCCTGTAAAAGCTATGGGTGGAATAAGAAGGAGGGAAAATGAATCCCGACCAGAAGCAGTTTGAATCCGCGCTCGCAGTTGTAACGTGTTGCGCCCTGGCGCTGATTATCGTGGTTTTCGGGGCATTGATCGGAGGAAAGTTTTAAAGGAATGAAATATGCCAAACGAGTTTGATTTGCGTTGTCCGGGGGGGTCAATTTCCGCGCAGGAGCGGCCCAATGCGCCTGAACCCGAGAAGGACCTTGAGTGCGTTGTTTGCGGAAACTACCCAGATCATTGCGTTTGTGCAAAACCCGATTCGTACCCGTTGGAGGACCGATGATACAGGCAAGACTTAAACCGGCGTTTTATAACACCTGTGCGGCCGCATACATATCGAACGGCGACAGGATATCAACGTGGTCTGGTGGCAAAACAAACCTACCGGTCCGCTGTTCGATCAAGAATGGGGTTGTTTACAGGGTAAATATTAACGAAAGATGGTGGACTGTTGATCCAACGGAGTGGGAGGTGGTCAGTGGAGAATAGAACCTCGTTTTTAGGGGCTTCGGAGGTGAGCGCGGTCGTTGGGATTAATCCCTTTATGACCCCCCTCAAGCTCTGGGCGATTAAGACCGGGCAGGTCCAGCCGGACAACCTTGATGATGTAGAAGCCGTGGAGTGGGGTTCCCGTCTTGAGCGCGTGGTTTCGGCCAAGTTCATGGACAAACACGGCGTCAAGCTGATTGCCCGGAAATCCCGGTATATTCATCCCATACATGAATGGCTGTCCTGTGAGCTTGATAACATCGTGGCCGGGACAGATGAACTGGTTGAGATCAAGACCGTGAACGCTTGGGCTTGGAAGGCTTGGGAAAACCCCGACCAGCTCCCGGCATACGTTATCACCCAGGTTATGATGCAGTTGGGGTTATCCAAGAGAAAGGTCGGTTGGGTTGCCTGCCTGTGCGGCGGCCAGAAGTACATCGAGAAGAAGATTGTCTTTGACCAGGAGTTCTATGACAATCTGGTTGACCAGTGCGTGACGTTCTGGCGTATGGTCGAAAGCAAGACGCCGCCTGCGGCGATCGCGGGGGACAGCGGAACCCTGCTTGCCCTTTATCCCAAGTCCAACGAGGACTTGGCCTTGGTCGAGGACATGAATACGGCCATCGCGCGGCGTCAGGAGATTGCCGGCCAGATAGGGGCTCTTAAGTTGGAACTAGACGAAGTTGAGGTCAAGATCAAGGCGGTCATTGGGGACAACCTTGGTATCAAGACCAGCCAGTATCAAGTGACCTGGAAAGAGCAAGTCCGGGCCGTTGTTGATGTGGATGCGATGAAGTTGGACGGCGTGTATGAGGGGTACACAAAGGAGAGCCGGACCAGGGTGTTGCGAATCAGTTTAAACAAGGGGAAATAATATGGAACCTGTACCTGTTGTTCATGTTTTGCAAACGATTCAGAGTCGGCTGGTGGCTCCAAAAAGCCAGTTTAATTCCTTTGGGAATTACAAATACCGGAACTGTGAGGACATCCTCGAGGCCCTGAAGCCGCTTCTGGCCGAAACTGGGTGTTCGGTGGTGGTTTCAGATGAGGTCGTTCAGGTTGGTGATCGGTTTTATGTCAAGGCAACGGCCTATTTGTTCAGAGATAACGAGGTGATCGCCAGCAGTCAGGCCTTTGCCAGGGAACCGCTTGACCGCAAGGGCATGGATGCCAGCCAGATCACCGGGGCGACCAGTTCCTATGCCCGAAAGTACGCGCTCAACGGGCTCTTTGCCATTGACGACAGCAAGGACCCGGATTCAACGAATGTCACAGTGGATGCGGCCATAAAGCCCGTAAACACCGTTCAGGCGGTCAAGGAAGCCCTACAGAAGGGCAACGGCGCGGCAAAACAGCCCATTCCTGCCACGAACCCGGCTCAAGCTACCTCTGACCCCTTTGATGAGGCAGATGAGGCTATAAAAGCCTTTAATGGCGAGTTGGTCCCGGGTTTTGGGGAGAAAACAAGCCTTCTGGAGGCCGCGGTCGGCCAGATCGTCCCGGAGGTCGAACTTTTGGTCAAGGCCATCCGGTTCGAGCCCAAGCGCGGCAAGTCCGGCATGACGTTCTACAAAGCCGATGATGCGGCCGGAGCACAGTTCATCATCCAGAAGTGGGGGGCGCAGAAGGAAGAAGTCAAAGGCGCCCTGTGTACGTTCTTTGAGGTCAAGGTCGGTGAGTTCAAGGGAGAGCGGCAGTACACGGCCGAGAAGGTCGTTGCCAAGTAAGACTTCCGCGCCTTGCACCCCTACGCGAGGGGGGTTCACCGCGGAGATCCCCAGGAGGGCAAGGGTACGGGGGTTTTTGAAAGGATCCTATGAAAACATCAAAAAAAGATCGTGTTCTCCTGCACATCCAATCAAGGGTCTGTGGCCAGGCCAAGACCTCGGACGTAATCGCGCTGTGCCAGGTCATGTTTCACAACCGTTGCCTCCGGGATGCGCAGGAGCTTGTCACCGAGGGTCGCCTGTGGCGGCTCAAGCCGGAGATCAAGCAGGCCATTTATGGGAATATCAAAGAGGAGGTCTTCACCGCCGTTAAGGAAGATGGGGTATTGACAGAATCGAGTATCGGAGTATAATCTTAAGTGTTCGTTCGAGAGGCGAACTAAGTATGACATTGAGCCAACAAAAAGAAAATGAAATCCTCGTCGGGCGAAAGCCTTACGAGGTTTTTTTTGTGGCCCGGAGCGGCTCTCGACCGCTGGATATGGCTCATGTCCCTTGCCGGGCCACTTTTATTTTA